GTAACCCTGACCCGGTGGGGGTGGGGGCGCACTGCCCCCACCCCACCGACCGGAGGATGAGATGAGATACCTGGACGCGATCAAGGCCCGAAAGGGGCCAGCCGAGAACAAGGCCCTGGACGGGCCCGCCCTGAACAAGGCGGAAGCCGAGGCGCCCGATGCCCTGGGAAGCGTGACGTTCGCGTCTCCCCGCGCCCGCGAGGATGCCGTGGGGCGTGGCCTGACCGCCACGTCGTTCGAGGGCGTGGAGCCGTCGAGTGAGCGTGGGTACACCACCGCCGACGTGCGCTCGGTGAGCGCCTGAAGTGCGTGCCGCGGACGTGGTGCGGAGTGCGCGTGGCCTGACGCGGGAGGACCGCCAGGCACAGGCGGCTGCGCGCCAGCAGCGCCGTGACGGGATGCGCTCTCAGCGCATCCGCGAGGCCGAGGCGCGTAGACTCGCCCGGCTCGTTGAGATCGAGGAATCCCGCAAGGCGTTCGAGTCGAGGCGCGCCGGCAACTGGCCGCCAGGGGCGGGCTCGTGGCCGGCGGATGTCGCACCGCCCGACTGGTCCAAGGTGCCGCGGGGCGGATGCTCGCCCTCCGGGCCGCGGTGCTCCAACGCCCGCGACTACAAGCAGAAGCTCCGGCCGTGCTGCGTGGCCATCAACCTGGAGCTCCTGCGCTACGTCACCGAGCTGCTCACCCACGAGGGGATCACCTGGTGGGCGGACTACGGGACCGTGCTCGGCGCGGTACGCCACGGTGGCATGGTGCCCTGGGACAAGGACACGGACCTGGGCGTGCTGGAATCGGACAGGGGGAAGATCATGGACCTCGGTCGCCGCCTGAAGCGCGCCGGCCTGGAGTTCTGCGGCGCGGCGAGCGGCACGATCAAGTTCCGCGCTTCGTCCGTGAACCACACGAACTGCGACTGCTTTGCATGGGCCGAGGACCCGAGGGGCATCATGCGCCGCAACAGGTACGTCGCCTCCGTGGACCGCTTCAAGGGCCGGGAGTTCCCCGCCTCGCGCCTGTGGCCCCTGACCACGGTCGAGTTCCACGGCATGACGCTCTTCGCCCCGAAGTCGGTGCGCGACCCGGCGACGCCCGTGCCCGAGGGCTTCGACTGCTTCGACAAGGCCATCGCCGCGACCGGCTCGTGGTTCCTCGAGCACCGCTACGGATCGCCGAAGGACACGGATCGCCCGTGGTGGGTCGGCGTCCGCGCCAACAATGACGGAGTGGTCCGCAAATGAGAGCGAAGCCGGGCGTGCCCCAGGGCTGGATGAGCAAGGCCGAGCGGAAGTGGCTCCAGGGGCAGGCCAAGAACGTGCGCGGCCTGGCCATCGAGGTCGGGTCGTGGCGCGGGCGCTCCACCGTGGCCATCGTGGCGGGCCTGAGCCACAGCACGGGCACGCTCTACGCCGTGGACACGTGGGCGGGCCCCCCGGACAAGGGCGGCCAGGCGGACATCTACGACGGCCAGGGCGACGTCTACGCCGAGTTCCTGGCGAACCTCGCCGCACCGATCCGGGCAGGGACCGTGATCCCGCTCCGCATGGACTCCATGCAGGGAGCGGCAGAGATCGAGCGCCTGCACGGCCTGGGCTGCGCGGACTTCATCTTCATCGACGCGGATCACCGCTACGAAGCGGTCCACGCCGACATCCTGGCATACCTGCCGCTACTCCGGGTCGGTGGCGTGATCTGTGGCCACGACTACCGCGACAAGTTCCCGGGCGTCATTCAGGCCGTGAACGAGCTGCTGCCCGGCGCGAAGATCGGCGCGGACTCGATCTGGGCGCGCCCATGAGCACCATCCTCGTGGTCACCGGCTCCTACAACACCGACCCCCGCTGGCTCCGCGCGTGCATCGAATCGGTGGACGCCCAGGACGCACCGCACGAGCACATCGTGCTGGACGACGGGTCGGACAAGCCCGAGACGCTGGCGGTCCTCGCCGAGTACGCCCCGCGCGTGATCTCCGAGCCGCACGTCGGATGGGGGCACGGCAGCGCAGAGTGCCGCTACAACAGGCACATCAACGCGCACCCGTCCGACTACATCGCCGTCCTCGACCATGACGACGTGGCGCTGCCCGGGCGCCTTCGCATCGAGCGCGACTACCTGGACGCGCATCCCGAGGTCGCCATCGTCGGGTCCGTCGCCACGGTGATCGACGCCGAGGGCGAGGTGATCGCGCACTGGACCTACGGCGGCCCCTACGAGGCGCAGACGCCGCCCCGGTTCAAGCACGGATACGCCAAGTACCGCCCGCTCTGCCACTCGTCCGTGATGTACCGCCGCTCGTGGTTCGACCGCGTCGGAGGATACAAGGGGTTCCCGGGCGACTGCCTCCTGTTCGACTCGATGGCGGACGGCGGCGCGCTGTTCACGATCCTGCCCGAGCCGCTCGTGCTCAAGCGCGTCTGGGATGGCTCGGTCTGGTGCAAGCAGAGCCCGAAGAAGCAGAAGCTGTTGAAGAAGATCGGGAAGGCCGCATGACCAGCGAATACACGCCCGGCGCCCTGCCCGCCTGCATCCCGGATGCCCCTGTGATCGTCTACGTCCCGGGCGTGTGGGACCTGTTGCACGTCGGGCACCTGAACCTGCTCTGGCGCGCCAAGGCGCTCGGTGACGTGCTGGTCGTGGGCGTCGTATCGGACGCGGGTTGCCATGCCTACAAGGGCATCTTCCCCGCCGAGAACGTGGAACTCCGAACCCGCCACCTGAAGCAGCTCGCGTGGGTGGACGTGATCGTGACCCAGGCCACCACGGACCCGACGCCCAACCTCGAACGGTTCCGCCCCCATTGCCTGGTGCACGGCGACGACTGGGCGCGGCTGCGCGAGGGTCAGGAAACGCTGGAGCGGCTTGGCATCGAATGGATCGGCCTCCCCTACACCGACGGCATCTCGTCCACCCTGCTGCGTGAGGAGGTCGCGTGAGCGCCACCAGGCACGTAGTCAGCACGTTCCTCACGCCTGACGGCGCCGCGTGGGCTGACGCGGAAGTCACGTTCCTGCTCATCCCCGGCAGCTACACGGGCACCGAGCAGTTCCCTCCTGCGGTTGTCGTGGGCGTCACTGACGAGTACGGCACGCTCGATGTCGAGCTGTGGACCAACGAGATCGGCGCCCAGGCGTGCGTCTACCGCTGCACGCTGCCCCACGGGCCGGGCGCTCCGAACGAGACGTTCGACTTCACGCTCCCGGCTGGGGCCTCCGACATCGAACTGAGCGTGCTCCGGCTCGCGGGGGTCACGCCCTACGATCCGCAGTACGACACGCTCGTCACGTGGATGCTCGCTCAGTGGAAGGGCGCCTGGGACGCGGGCACGGCCTACGGCCTGGGAGACAAGGTGTTCCACGGCGGGTCCAGCTACATCGCGACGGCGGACACCGTGGCGGGCCAGGAGCCGGGGGTCCATGCGTCCTGGGACATCATCAATCAGGGCACGCTCCCGATCCCGCTCGCCTACATCGAGGACTACGGGGCGGTCGGCGGCTACGTCCGCTCCACGGGGCTCGCGTGGGCTCGGGTGCAGGGTGTCGCCTGGGGTGACCTCTCCGGCGTTCCGCTGACGTTCGCCCCCACGGCCCACACCCATGCTCCGGCGGACCTGACCGGGGCTGGTGCGGACGGCGGGTATCTGCGGTCCAACGGTGCCGCGTGGGTGCGCGCGCAGGGAGTGGCGTGGGCCGATCTGTCCGGGGTCCCCCTGACGTTCGCCCCGGCGGCTCACAACCATGCATGGGGCGACATCACGTCCGGCGTTCCCCTGACCTTCGCTCCCGCCGCCCACAATCACGCATGGGCTGACATCACCTCGGGCCTCCCGGGGACGTGGGCGCCCTCCGCCCACACGCACCCGGCGTCTGAGGTCACCGCCGGCTCGTTCGGCACCGGCGACTACACGGTCACGGGGAAACTGACCTTCGCGGGCACCCCGACGCTCGCGGATGGGACCATCGGCATCACGGCGGTCAATGGCCTGACGCTCCGGGCCGTGGACGGATCGTCCTACGACTTCGCGGTCCTGACGAAGACGAACGGCGCGCTCGCGCTCGGGATCGAGGGGACCACGGTCACGATCCCCGGCGACGTGACGATCTCCACCGGCCGTCTGTACGTGCAGGGCACGGCAGCAGCCTCGATCATCGACCGCGCCCTCCAGGTCGGCAACGGCGGCCTCACCTCCGCCTCGCCCCGCCTGGACGTGCAGGGCACCACGACCGCAGCGACGGGCGTCGCGTACCAGTTCCGGGTGGCGGGCGAGCTGGTCGCCGCCGCGAACAACGACGTGCTACGTGGGGCGTACATCGCCCCGACGTTCACGCCGGGCGTCCACACCGGCGTCACGCTCTACGGGCTGGAGATCGGGAACGTCGCCGGTGGCGCGACCTCCTACGCGCTCAAGACGGGGACGGGCACGGTCTATCACGCCGGGGACACCGTCCTGGCGTCCGCCCACAACGCCATCGGGATCGGCGCCGCCCTGGGTTACATCGGCCTACGCATCACCAGCTCGTTTACGAGCGACGGCGGCGGCAACTTCGTCCTGGGCGTGGACTGTGACCCGACGCTGACGATGGCGGCGGGTGATGATAACTACGCCGCCTACTTCGGGGTCGCCGGGTTCGGCATCACCACGCAGGGCACGGGTGAGACCATTGGCCACATTGCGGCGGCCAGGTTCTCTGAGCCCCTTATCACCAAGGTCGGAGCCGATGTCATTTCTGTAGCGGCCACGGTCTACATCGCCGGAGCGCCGACCGAGGGGGTCCAGAACGCTGCGCTCTATGTCGCTGCCGGTGCCGCCTCGTTCCAGGGGGCGGTGGGGATCGGCCTCGGGAATCCGGTACTGGCCGGTCTGACCATGGGCCAGGACCGGAGCATCGGCTGGTATCAGTCCGCCACCGAGACGATCCCGAACATCTTCCGCCAGGCCTCCTCGGCGTCCCTGGTGTTCGGCAACGGCGTGAAGTATTCGGCGACCGCCAGCGCCTTTGCGAGCAGCTACGGGTCCAATTGGGCCAGGTCCGCCGTGGTGGTGGGCTCTGGGATCATCGGGTTCTACACGCAGCCCGCAGCCACCGTGGCACCCGGGACCGACGTCACGATGACGGAGCGGATGCGGTTGCTCGCAACGGGGGACCTGGCCCTGGCCGCCACCGCCAAGGTCTTCTGGGATGGCGTGGCCGGCACAGGCAACACCTACACCCACGAGTCGGCGGGCGATACCCTGACCACGGTCGTGGGTGGCCAGCCCAGGGTCACCCTCACGACCGCCGGCATGGGGTTCGGAGACATCCCGACCGGGTTCGGCCTGTTCTGCGTTGGGGGCGCATTCACCTCGGACGGTGCGAACACTTGGGCGGCCGGTATGTCCGTCGCGCCCAACATCACGGGCGCGGCAGGTGACACCCTGTTCCTGGCGAAGATCAACGTTTCCGGCACCATCGTCACGCAGACCGCCTCCGAGACGATCACGGATGTTTGCACGCTGCGCCTAAAAGAGCCGCAGATCACCAAGAACGTCACGACCATCACGACCGCGAGCACGCTGCTCATCGAGGACGCCCCCACCGAGGGCGCGGCCAACTTCGCCCTGTTCGTCAAGGCGGGCGCGTCGAAGTTCGGTGGTGATGTGACGCTGGCCGGTGGCCTTATCTCTTACGGTGCCAACGACTCGGCGGGCGCGGGCTATCGGTTCGCGCGCGTCCCCAACGCTTAACGATGGGAAGCATCTCACGGCGAACCCGCAGGACCATCAGGAGAGGCACAATGCGCGTGATCGCACTACCGACGGACGAAGCAGAAGCACGGGGCATCTTCGGGATCCTGCACACGGCCTGCTTTCAGGGCGAGGGGCCGAAGGAGCACGCCAAGGCGCGCTCGCTCGGCAAGCTCCAGGACGTGCTGGAAGCCGTGAGCCACGACGGGCCGCCCATCGCCGACGGCATGACGCCCCGGCTGCTCAACGACGGCGTCACCGAGATCCGCCTGGAGGACGCGCACTACGAGGTCCTGAAGGAGCGCATTTTCGGCGCTGGCGTGCCGTGGCTCGCGTCCGCGTCGCGTCGGGTGACCGCCGCCTACGATCTGGTAGCGGCTGCGGTCGAGGAGAAGCCGGGTGAGGCGAAGAAGGACGACGTGGTGCCGATCAAGCGCGGCAAGAAGTAGCGGGCCGAACTGGCGACCGAGGAGTGACATGATCGCGCTCAACGAACTGCGCAGACTGCTCCGGGCCCCGGAGCCCGAGGACGACACGTACCTCGTCGGACTGGAGGCCGCGGCGGTGGCGCACATGGAACGGCAGACGGGCCGCTACTACGGCGCCGCACGCGACCGCACCGAGTACGTGACGGGCACGGGGAACACCGTGCTCCACGTCGATGGCCCGATAGCTGACCCTGTGGCCGTGACCGTGCAGGAGCGGCCCTACCCGGGCGCCGTGGCCATCGAGATCGACGACTACGACGAGGGCGGCTTCACGGTGCGCGACGAGAAGCTGATCCGCGTCCCCGGCTACCGCTGGATCTACGGCTACGAGTACGAGGTGACGTACCGGCAGGGGTACGCCGTCGGCTCCGAGCCGGGCGACGTGGCCCAGGCCGTGCGCCAGCTCGTGGCGCTCTGGTACGAGGTGCGCCTGCCCGTGGGTGGCGACACCGCCGAGGTGCCGCACGGCGTCGCGGCCATCATCCGTGCGAATCGGCGAGTGAGGGCCTGATGGATCCCGGACGGCTCCGGCACCGCGTCACCTTCGAGGAGGCGCACAAGACCCCAGACGGGGGCGGCGGCTACACGACCAAGTGGGAGGACGTGTACCAGGGCCTCGTATGGGCCGCCGTTGAGCCGCTGTCGGGCGCCGAGCGGGTCCGGGCGATGCAGGTCTACGGCTCGGTGACGCACCGCATCACCGTCCGCTACCGGCTCGGGATCAAGCCGGCCATGCGCCTCATGTACGGCGGTCGCGTGCTCAACATCACGAGCGCGCCCATCGACATCGGGGAGCGGCGCGCTTGGCTGGAGTTCTACGCCGTGGAGGAGGTCTGATGCCCACCACGATCCGCAACCTCGACCGGCTGAAGGCGAAGCTCGCCCGGCTCAACGGCGACGGCGAGCGGGCCGTGGGCTTCGCCATTAAGGCGTCCGCGCTTGCTATCCAGGAAGGGGCGCGGAGACGGGTGCTTGTGGATCGCGGGACCCTCCGAAACAAGATCATCCACGTGATGGGGCCCAGGGATCAGAGCGCCATCATCGGCGTGGCTGGCGCCAACTCCGAGAGTCGCATTACCAAACAGGCGCTTACTATCGAGTTCGGCCGGTCGCCCGGAAAGACACCGCCACCCGTGATGGAGATCATGGACTGGGTGAAGCGGAAGAAGATTTCCGGCACCTACAGCATCAAGACCCACAAGCGGACTGGCAGCATGGCAAGCAGGGTCCACGAGGACTACTTCATCGCGCTGATGATCTCCCGGAAGATCGGAAAGCGCGGCACACCCGCGCACCCGTTCCTCTTCCCGGCCTTCGAGGAGGAGGCCCCGAAGATCAAGGGCCGGATCGCCGCGGAAATAAACAAGGCGTTGAAGGCCCTCGCCACCAACGCGGCGAAGGCCCTACTGGATCCGACCAAGGCGGCGCCATGAGGAAGTCCTGGCCCATCCAGATGGCGCTCTACGCCGCCTTGGATTACGCGGGGATCACGGTCTACGACGAGGTGGACGTGGACCAGGCCACGCCCTACGTCGTGATCGGTGAGGGCACGGAGGCCCCGGACGATACGCACACCGACCTGGGCACGAGCGAGACCGTCGTGATCCACATCTGGAGCCGGGAGACCGGGGCCCGCGAGTGCAAGGTGCTCATGGGCGAGGTGGACACGGCGTTGCACCACCGGACGCTCTACCTGACGGGCGGCGGCTCGGTCAACTGCACGCGCGAGTTCGCCGAGGTCATCACGGAAGAAGCCGAACCCGGCGAGCGGTGGCGGCATGGGGTGATGCGCTACCGCATGAGGACGGAGGAGCCATGAGGTACCGGACTGGAAAGTGGCGCGGCCACGACAACTACATCTGCAAGACCTGCGGGTTCCCGACGCTCGACAAGGCGCGGATCATCGCGCACGTCGCGCGCTGCACGCCGGCGGGCGCCGTGAAGAAGGCTCCGGGGGTCTCGCTCGACTTCGCATCCGACGAGGCGGCGGAAGCGTACATCCGCGCCTCGGACGCTGGCACGATCTCGCCCGCCACTCTGGCCGGGCGCCCACCCTCCGGCAAGCACGGAGGCTATACCGTCGCGGACGTGAGAGCCGCGGAAACATCTGACCGGAGGTCAACATGAGCAGGATCCCGACGCACGGCACGCAGCTCCAGATCGGCGACGAGTACGACTACTACACCACGGTCGCGCAGGTTCAGGAGCTGACGCCCCCCGGCTACTCGACCGGGACCATCGTCCTGGCCGACCACGACATGACGGACATCAAGGAGAAGCTGCCCGAGGGGCTGAGCGAGGTCACCGCCATGCCCGCCAAGATCTACTGGGACCCGGAAGACCTGTCGCACATGGAGCTCGTCGCGCTGGCGAAGTCCAAGGACATCGTGCCGATCAAGATCATCGGTCCCAACGGCGCGTTCGAGATCGACTTCGAGGGCTTCATCTCGAAGTTCCAGGCGACCGGGTTCAACGCCTCCTCGGGCGTGGCCGAGGCGGACATCGAGTTCACGCCCACCGCGGACTGGGCAGTCAGCGGATCCTGACGAAGGGGTAGGCCATGAGCGGTAAGGCGATGGAGGCAACCGTCAGGGTGGCGGGCAAGGTCCGACACCTCCGGCTCGACAACAATGCACTTTGCATTGTGGAGGAGAAGACGGGCGTCAACCTGCTCGGCGGGGTCCATGACGTGACCCTCCGGGTCGTGCGCGCGCTGGTCTACGGCTCGTTGCTGTCAGGCGCTCGCCGGAACCACCAGCCGGTCGATTTCGACATCGACGACGTGGGCGACTGGATGGAGGAGGAGCCCACGCTCGCGGAGACGGTCACGGACATGATCTACGGTGCCATGCCGGAGCCGAAGGAAGTGGACCCTCCGCAGGTCCAGGAGGGGGCGGCGACTTGACCCTCCTGGACCTGCGCGTAGCCGCCACGGTCACCATGGGCCGGAGCGAGGAGGACTTCCTCGCCTCGACTCCGCGCATCCTCATGGCCGAGATGGAGCGGCACCGGGAGGAGCGCGAGGCCCGGGAGCGCCGCTGGAACATCCGGGCCGGGACCATCACGGCCGCGGTCTACAATGCCCAGGGCGCGAAGCGGGACGGAGGCGGCGCGTGGCGTGCGTCGGACTTCTTCGACGTGGGCGAGCCGGAGCCGAAGGGGCAGACGCCCGAGCAGATGAAGGCGGTGGCCCAGATGTGGGGCGCAGTATTCTCCGGCCTGCCACGGAGTGACGCATGATCCTCGAAAGACTGATCGTTGAGATCACGGGCGACACGAAGGGCGTAGACAAGGCCCTGACCGGAACGCAGACGGCGATGAAGGGGCTCGCTACGCTCGCCATGCGCCTTGCCCCGTACATCGGGCTCGGGGCCATCGCCCGCGAGATCGTCACCAATTCCATCGCGAGCCAGCGCGCCATTGCACAGCTCGGCGCCGTGGTCAAGTCCACAGGCGGCGTCGCGGGCCGGAGCGTCGGCCAGCTTCAGGAAATGGCGACCGCACTTTCAAAGGTCAGCACGTCGGGCAGTAAGGCGATCATGGCCGGGCAATCCATGCTCTTGATGTTCACGAACATCCGGGGCAAGACGTTCGACGACGCGACGAAGGCGGTGCTCGACCTGGCCACGGCCATGGCGTCGAGCGGCGGCGGCGAGCCCGACCTCGCGAGCGCGGCCCAACTCGTGGGCAAGGCGCTCCAGGATCCCATCACGGGCTCGACCATGCTCCGGCGCGCGGGCGTCATCCTGTCGGAGCAGCAGCAGCAGGCGATCAAGGACTTCATGGCGCTGAACGATGTCGCCTCTGCCCAGGGAGTGATCCTGAAGCAGTTGGCGGTGCAGACCGGGGGCTCTGCTGCCGCGATGAAGAACACGCTCGGCGGTGCGCTGGGCGGCCTCAGTAGTGCCTGGAATGGATTGTTCGTGGTGTCACAGGAATCCTCGGCGGGCATCGTGAGGGCCATCAACGGGATCACGAATGCCCTGCCCAAGCTGAGGGACGCGCTCAATACCGTGCTCAGCGTCGGGCAGCAATTGGCGAGCGGCGGGCCCGGCTTGGTCATCGCCAACATCATGGCGGGATCAGCGAAGGCAGCGCAGGCCGCCAAGGCCACCGCGCGGGCCGCCGGTGAGGCACGGTATCGGCAATTCATCGGCAGGGCGGGTGGCGGTGGAGGTGCGCTCACGGACGAACAATTTAAGGCCATGCTCAATGGGATGCTCCCGGAGGGTGTGGCGCTGGCAGCCGAACATGCGGGAATGCCGGGTGCCCTCGCCGGGAGGATCCAGTACCCGCTCCCACCGGGCGCATCCGTGATGCCGGCGACCGTGGCCTCGACCATTGCGGGACGGACCCGGGTATCGTGGCCCACCCCAGAACTCGGGCCATGGGGCGCGGGCCTTCCCAGCGGGACTGGCTTCAACGGACAGGTGGGACCGTGGAAAGAGATGGGTGGAGGTGGTGCCCTCTCCAAACTCGGCGGCGCATTCTCCGCCGGACTCGACAAGGCCACGGGGATGCTCACGCAGTTCGGGCCGGCGGCAATGATCGCGGGCGCGGCCATGGAAGTGCTCGGCGGCGTCATGGAGCCCCTGGCTCCGGTCATCGAAATGCTGAAGGCGCCGCTCGCGGCCATCGGGCGCATCATCGGTGTGATCCTCCTGCCCGTGCTCAAGCCGCTGGCGTTCGCGTTCTCCTACGTGATGCAGGCGCTCGGCTGGTTCATCGAAGGCCTCGGCAAGGTCATCGACAAGCTCCTCCCTGACTGGATCAGCCACGCGGGCCAGGGCCTGGCCAAGGAAGGCCAGAACATGCAGGACGAGGCCAAGCGGCTCCGCAGCGAGTTCGGCAAGACGGCCGACGCCGCCGACAAGCTCAACGAGGCGCTCCGCAACATCCCTACCGGCCTCAAGGTCGCGTTCAACCGATTCCAGGCCACTGCGGTGGGCGGGACGGGCACGACGGGCGGCGGCGGGGGGGGAGGATACGGAGGTGGGGGTGGTGGTGGAGGCGGTGGTGGCAACGGCGACAATTCCAGGCTGCAAGAATCGGGCGCCGCCTCGTTCACCGGAAACACGTTCATCCTGCCCGGCGTGCGTTCGGCGGAAGACTTCTTCAATGAGATGGAGCGTGTGGCCCGCCAGCGCACGGCGCGCGGCGGCTTCGCGTTCGGGACCTGACCATGCAATACCTGACGCTCGACGGATACCTGGACGTCCCGGTCATCACCTCCGCGCCGAAGATGCGGGAGGAGGCCATCGGGGGCGTGCGCCGGGCGTTCTCCGGTATGCCCCGCTCCTCCGTGCGCGGCTACTACCGCGTCTGGGAGGGCATCGAGACGCGCTGGATCACGGTGAGCGACGGCGAGTTCCTACTCGATGCGCTGAAGATCGCCCTCCCCATCGCCGCAACGGGGCGCATGGTCGGCACGGCCTACGTCCTGGCCGTCAACGTCCAGCGCCTTGAGACCACCACGGCCATCGTGGCCGGTATCCCCACCGAGATGGTCCGCATCGGGTTCGACCTCTGGGAGACGGTGGAGTCGTGAGAACCACCACCCCCGCAGAGGATGCGGTCCTCCAGGGCGCGCACTCCGCTCAGTTCTGCCGCGTGGAGATTCAGGACGCCTACGGCAATTGGGTGGACTACTCCGACTACATCGACATGGACCTGCTCGACTCGGTGGAGCTCACGCAGAGCCAGGACGAGCGGATCATGCAGGCCACGGTCGAAGTCGCGCGTGGGGAGCCGGACGGAAGCCTGAGCCCGCTCATCAATTCCGACATCGACCTCGGGCGCGGCCTGCGGGTCTACGGGGCGCGCACCGCTCAGGACGTCGCTCCGCCCACCCCGGTCGCGGGCCAGGAGGTCGTGGCGTCCGAGGACGCCTACGTGGGCTCCGTCGCGGCGTTCACGTGCGACTCGTGGGCCAACCTCCGGGCGGGGATCGCGCTCAACCTCAACTTCTCCCGCACGGCGACCTATCTGGAATGCTGGATCGCCCGGGACGCATCCTGTGCCGCCGGTGGCAACTTCACGGCGCTCTGGCGCAGCATGGTCGCGTTCCCCACGACGGCATTCAACCCGGCGCTGGAGGCCAGCGAGGACAGCTTCGTTCGGCTGCACGCCGTGCTCTCGCCGCAGGTGAGCATCGCGGGCCAGTACGTGGTGCTCGTGAAGTGCGAGCCGACCGACCCGGCCGCCATGGCCTACGGGGATTGGGCCAACATCACGGGCGCCGTGGCGTACTCCCTGCCCGTGCCGCTCGCCGACATCCTCAACGGGTCCGATCCCGTGTTCACGCTCACGGCCGCCGGGGCCGCGGCGCTCACCGACGCCATCGCCGCCCAAACGCCGTTCTGCGTCGCCGTGCTGATGGTCTCGGATGCGGGCAACGCCGAGCCGGCGGTGGACCCCACGGGCACCGTCAACGCACGCACCCGGTTCGCCAGCGTGGAGCACGCGACGCCCGCATACCGCCCGGTGCTCTCCGTCACGGGCAGCGTCCCGCCCGAGGTGGGCGACTGGAAGCTCCTCTTCGACGGGCGCGTGGACCGCTGGGAGGCCGCACAGGACCCCATCCGCCTGACGGGCCGGGACATGGCCGGCGTCCTCGTGGATCGCTGGATCGAGGAGCGGCGGGTCTACGGGTCCGACCTCGGGACGCCCATCGAGGACGTGATGCAGGAGATCCTTGACGATTGGGCGGACTACGAGTTCACGCTCTACGTGCCCGCGGGGTCGGGGATCCTATCCACGCCGTTCGTGATCTTCGACGATGGCTCCGCCGAGCAGGAGAGCGTGTGGGGCGCGCTGAACTCCCTTGCCGACCGGATCGGCTATGTCCTGGAGTACCGCTGGGATCCGGGCACCTCGATGTTCCGCCTGACGCTCATGGAGCCCGAGCGCACGGTGACGGTCCCGCAGTGGACGTTCGGGCCCGATGACTACTACGACCTGACCAAGCTGGACGCCGAACTGCTCCAGGTCCGCAACGTGTGGAGCGGGACGTATCGGGACGTGGTGTCCGGCCTGCGCGAGCACATCGAGCGCGTGAGCCAGGACAGCATCGACCGCTTCGGCGCGCGGCTCTGGGCTGAGATCGAAGAGGGCGACGACAGCCCCATCGACACCGCGGCCGAGATGACGGCCATGCTGGACGCGGCCCTGGCTGACACGGCATGGCCCGACGCGGACCACGAAATCGAGGTGGACCTGTTCTGGCCCGTGCAGCTCATGGACTTCTACCGGCACTCGCCCAACGCGGTGCACTACGACGCGGCGCAGGACTTCGCGGTGGCCGCCTTCTCGCACTCGTTCCAGAACGGGCAGGCCACCACGCGCATCCTGACCCGGGGCAAGCCTGCGGGACGGCCGAGGAGTTGGCGGCGCCTGGCGGCCCTGGCGCGGGACCCGGCCCGGGAGATCAAGTCGATCTCGCTTACCGCCCTACCCGTGGTGGACGGGTTCGGGAATGCCGCCTTCAACATCGGCGTGGACTATCAGATCGAGGCCAAGGTCGCGTCGCTGCGGGTGACGTTCGACTTCGACGCCGGCGGGCTCATCGCTGGTACGAATCCGATCGACGTGACCGGGGACGGGCGCCACCTTCTGAACACAGGACTTTTCCCGTTCGGTCCATGGAACGTGCCGCCCGACGCCACCGACATCCACGTGACGGTGACGCCCTACACGGTGCCTGTCGCCGCCCAGGCCGCGAACTTCGCGGGCCGCCCCGTCTACCGGGAACTGGAGAACCTTGCGGACACCGGCTCCGTCGGCGCGCGGTTCAGGGACTACGATGGCGACCTCGCCGGGCCTGCCGCGACCATCGGCGCCAACCTGACGCTCGGCACCGACGTGGACGGCTGCCCCGAGGTTGCGCTCAACCCGGCGCTCGAGGGCGTGCTCGGCCACAACGGCGCGGACGCGGGCTCGAAGAACAGCGCCTGGGCATGGGACGCCAACGACGGCAACATCCAGCGCGTGACGCTCGGGGCGTCCCTCACCATCACGCCGACCAACTTCCCGGAATCCTACTACGCCCCCTGCATGCTGGTGATCGGGTACGCCGGGGCCTACGCCCCGACACTCGTTGGCGTGGACTGGGGCCTGGCAGGGGAGCCCGCTTGGTCGAGCGATGCGGACAAGATCGACCTCGTGTGGGTGCTCCGCGTCGGTGACTCCTATTCCGGCACTGCCTCCATCGGGCATGCGGCGCCGTCATGATCCCCGCCGGCCTGTTCCCGTTCAGTGGGCGCATCGTCACACCGTTCCCCTCCGGGCTCGTGGCGTGGCACGACGCGCAGCAGATCGCGGGCAAGGCGGACGGGGACGCGCTGGACACCTGGCCCGGCCTCGAAGGACTCTCCCACCACCTGACCAAGGCGGGCGCCACGAGCGCGCTGTACCGGAGCGGGGTCGGCGAGAACATCAACGGGCACGCCTGCGTGCGGATCGTCGCGGACGCGACCTGTTACTTCACCTACGCCATGGACATCCTGAGCGCCGCAGCGGCCGGGGAAGTCTTCGTGGTCGCCAAGAACGACGCGGACCCGGCCGCGAGCGAGGGACGGAGCGGGTTCTGGAGCTTCGGCACGTCCGACTACCGGACCCACCACCCCTACACGGACGGCAAGCTCTACGAAGGTTGGGGCCGGTACGCCCGCGTGGACTGCGGCAACCCGACGGCGAACCTGGCCGCCATGCACGTCCACAACGTCAGCTCTCAGGCCGCCGGCTGGACCGTGTACCTCAACGGGAGCGTGATCTACACGACCGGGACGAACACCGTGAACTTCGGCGCCTCGGGGATCCGCGTGGGCCGCTCCTCCGGGACGGGCGCCAACTACGCGGGCGTGCTGGGCGAACTGGTGGTGTTCAACCGCGCCCTGTCCGGCCCCGAGAACGCCGCGGTCTACGCCACCCTCGCAGCCAAGTGGGCACCATGACCTGGACGATTGAGACGCTGAAGGAGCATCTGGAGCGGCTGCTCCAAGAGCACTCCGAACGCTACCAGGAACGGCACGACACCATGATGCGCGGGGTGAAGGACGCGCTGGCCTCTGCGGACAAGGCCGTCCTGAAGGCCGAGGAGGCGGCGAACAAACGCTTCGAGTCGGTCAACGAGTTCCGCCAGACCCTCTCCGATCAACAGCGCATGTTCTTCCCGCGCCAGGAAGCCGAGGCCCAGCTCGCCGCCCTGGAAGAACGCCTCACGAAGCTGGAGCGCTCGCACACGGGCGAGGCGGGCCAGCAGATGGGCGTGAAAAGCGGGTACATGTGGGCGATTGGGGTTGTCGCCGTCGTCAGCACCATCATCGGGATCTTTCTCGCGGTCTTCGTAGAGGGAGGCGCACCATGAGCATCGTGAACGCGCTGGCGATCATCGGCGGGCTGACCGTCGCGTCGGCCCTGGTGGGGGGCGTCCGGTACGTCTGGCTGCGGTACAAGGGCGCGACCGAGATCATGAAGTGAGACGTAGCTGGGAGCGCGAGGTGCGGGGCGTGCTCCGCTATCCCCTGACCATGCTGGAGAGCAAGCATGGAAGAGCGCGGGAACTGAGCGCGTTCCGGGTCATTCTCATCACGCTGCTCTACCAGTTCGTCAAGCACTGGCCGCCGTACCCGTGGGGCGTGTGGGAGTGGGCCACGTTCGCCGGGCTGCTCGTGGCGCTCCCGCTGTCCGACCTGCTCATGGCCGTGCCCGCCAAAGAAGCCCTACTCGCCCTGACCAGCATCTTCGGGAGCATGGTCGCCAAGCGTACCTCCCACAGCGAGTCCACATCCACCACGGAGGAGGCGGTCCACCTGTGAACATCACCCTCTATGACCTTGCCCAGCGCTTCGTGGGCATGAAAGAGATCCCCGGCCAGAAGGACTCCCCGCTGATCCTCGCCATGCTCCGGCTCGACGGTGAGTGGCCGCAGAATGACGAGGTGGCCTGGTGCTCGGCGTTCGTCAACTTCTGCGCCTGGCTGCTCCGGCTCCCGCGCTCGAAGAGCCTGGGTGCGCGCTCGTGGCTGCGCGTGGGCACCCCGGTCCTCGACCACCTGGCCAAGGTCGGCTGGGACGTGGTGGTGCTGGCGCGCGGCGACGGGAAACAGCCCGGTCCCGAAGTGATCTCGGCCCCAGGGCACGTCGGCCTCTTCGCCGGCTGGGAGACATCCGACCGCGTGCTGATGCTCGGCGGGAACCAGGGCGACACGGTGTGCGTGGCCTCGTTCCCGCGGACCCGCATCCTGGGCATCCGGCGACTGTACGACGGGCTGGCGACATGAACGTCGTGGTGTTCTGGGTCCGTGGCGCTCCGCGGGTGTTTCCCCGCGAGACGTGGGATCGCCTGATTGGCCCGAAGCCGCCGGAGAACTTCGTGACGGACGGCTGCTCGATCTCCCCGGACTGGATCGCTGACCGCCCTGTATGGCCCGCGTGTGTCATCCATGACTGGCAGTATTCGATCAGCGGACTCGGGGTCAGTAGGTGGCGTGCCGACTGGATCCTGTTCCGCAACCTGTATCGGTTGCTCCGCATCGGCGGCCTGTTCTTCGGGGCCGCGTTCGTCGCGAGCCTGACCTATTGGTGGGCGGTGCGGACCAGGGCCCGGGATGCGTACACGGGAGGGGAATGATGAAATGCGTCCCCGCCCGCCTGCGGCCCGGCCAGCTAGTCATTGTGGAGTGGCTGGACGCTTCCGGTGGAGAACTCGCCAGGGGCGACCACCTCGCGCCCGTCCACGTCCGCACGGTCGGCTGGGTGTGGGAGCGGAAGACACTGGCGTTGACGATCTACAGCGAGGAGTTCCTGGACGGCCACGTTGAGGGTGGCGCGCGGGAAGCGATGACGATCCACGCGCAGATGCTACGGAAGGTTAGGGTGATCTCGGATTAGGAGGGCACATGAGCAAGGCACCGATAATCGGCCTGGTGGACTTCATGAAGCAGAAGCGCCGGGAGGTGTGCCCTGTGTGCAAGCTATCGGCAGAAGTGCGGGCGCAGCTTGAGACCGCAGCCGAAAAGGGAATCAAGCGCAGGGATGTTCTGGAATGGCTCCACTCCGTCGTGGGCGTGGCCGTCACGGACCAGGAACTGACCTCGCACAGGAACGGGAGGCACGGCGATGAAACCGCTTGAGCAGTACGCCGACGAGCAAGCCGGGGCCAAGTTCACGGAGAACCAGGACATATCACGCCAGGCCCGCGTCCTGCGCTCCCAACTTCGGGAGCGCGACGATGACCTGGCCGACGTGCGCCGTAGGCTCGGCGTATACGAGGCGCTCGATTCCGCCACCATCGCCCCGCCGAAGTGGCTCGTGCCCCCGGCCCGGAAGAAGACAACGCACAAGGCCATCCCGAGCATGATGCTCACCGACATCCACTACGGCGAGAAGGTGGAGCCTGCGGAGATCGGCGGCGTGAACTGCTACGGGACCATGATCGCGGAGCAGCGCATCCACCGCGCGTGCGAGGGGGCGGTGACGTACTGCCGCGACTACTACTCCGGGCTGGAGTATGAGGGATTCCACCTCATGCTGGGCGGTGACATGGTGTCAGGCGACATCCACGACGAACTCCGCGAGACCAACGACGAGGCCACCACGGAGAGCGTGGTGGGGGTGCTCGAATGTCTCGTGGCCGGCGCGCGGGTGATCGCCGACCACTTCGGCCAGGTCCACATCGGCGCCGTGGTCGGGAACCACGGGCGCACCACGCGGAAGCCCCACGCGAAGCACCGCGCCCAGGACAGCTACGACGGGCTCGTGTACCAACTCCTCGCCCGGGAACTTCGCCCCGATCCGCGCTTCACCATCCAGATCGCCACGGGACCGGACCTACACCTCCAGGTCTACGGCACCCGCTACTGCCTCACCCACGGGGACCAGTTCCATGGAGGCTCCGGGATCTCGGGCGTGATGGCCCCGCTGATGCTCGGCGTCCACCGGAAGCGGCGCAGGGACGCGGCCACGGGTCAGTCGTGGGACGTCATGGTGATGGGCCACTTTCACCAGTCGCTCCCGCTCCGGGATCTCATCGTGGGCGGCGCGATCATCGGCTACAACGAGTACGCCCACGGGCTTAACCTGCCCTTCGAGGAGCCGAGCGCGGCGCTTTGGCTGAACACGCCCGAGCGCGGAATCACCACGCACTCACCGATCTTCGTGCAAGATCGGAAAGCGGAGGGATGGTGAAAACCTGGCCACTCCTCGTCGCCGGCCTGGTCGCCGGGATCCTCCTGACCTGGCTCTTCACGCCGCGCCCGGGCCCCGACACATCGCTCCTGGATGCGCTCCGGGACTCCGTGGCCGTCGTCCAGGCCCAGGCCGCGCGCGACAGCGCCCGCCTGGCCGCGGTGGACGACTCGCTCCGGGCCGCCCGTGACAACGCCGCGACGGTCGCCATCAACGCCCGCCTGATCGCGTCCGCTGCCCGCGCACGGGCCACGACGGCCGAGGGGCGGGTCAGGGCCGCCCTCGACAGCCTGGGTGCCTCCACGGCCTCTCTCGACAGCCTCGTTGGCGCCCACGCCCAGGAGATCGCGGCCCTGAACGCCGAGGACGCCGCCCGTGACGCCGAGCGCGCCATCCTCTACCGTCGCGTGGAGGTGTCCGACACGGTGATCGCTGGCCTTCGGGAGCAGCTCGCGCGCCAGGTCGCCGTGGACGCGGAGCGGGCGCGGATCATGGACAGGCTCCAGGGCCAGGTACGGGGGGCTCGCATCCGGGAGCGCGTGGCCGAAGGGGCTGCGGTTGCCGCCATCGTCTGGAGGGTGGTATCGTAGAGCCGCCTGCCGGAAGCGGGCCAGCGAAGCGAAGGCGAGGGTCGGGCCCCGGTGCGGGTCCGGCCCTTTCGCTTGCGGGTGATTCCACGTGAAACGCCACCACGGCGAGCCCGGCACGGGGTAGGCCCCACGCGGGCGCCCCTGGCCGTGCTCCCGGCGCCCCAAGCCTTCCGCGCGCTTCCTGGGGCAACGTCGGGGCTCGTGTTGGCTGGCGGCCCGTCTCCCCGTAGGTGCGGAACAAAAGACTTGCGCGCCACGGAAACCCGCATTATCGTGTAGCAACGCCCCCGGAAACCTGACAGCAACCCAGGGAAACCAACATGACCGATACCACCCCCATCGAGCCCCGGAACGAAAAGGTCGGGATCGCCGTGACTGCCAGTGAAAAGCGGGCAATCACGGCGGTGGCCGCCCTCCGTGAGACGGACGCCTCCAACCTGTGCCGCGAGGTTCCGGTTGCGGAGATCGTGGCCGAGTACCGGCGGCTTCAGGGGAAGTCGGAGGCCGCATGATGCAATGGTTTCCGTCAGACGTGAAGCGAAAGGCCCACTCGGCTTTTTCGCGGGCCCTCCGTGAAGGTAGGCTTGTCCGTCCGTCCGCTTGCTCCGGGTGTGGAGAGGAGAAGCGTATTGAGGGGCACCACCCCGACTACTCCATGCCCCTCGATGTTGAGTGGCTGTGTAGACAATGTCATGCAGCCAGGCACGCCGGCCCGCGTCCGAGGGCCCCAAAGCACGCAAGGCCCCCGATGCCGGAGCCGCTGCTCTGCCCTGAAGAAGTGGCTGCAATCATCGGCATGACACCCAAGGAGGTCCGCGCCATGTGCCGCCCAGGGGGCATCCCCTACTTTCGCCTGTCGTCCCAGACGGTTCGTTTCGACCGGATCAAGGTTGAGGCGTGGGCCGTCGCAAGGCGGGCCGCATGACCACCACAACCGCCATTCGCTTCCTCTCCGTGGACCGGCCCGAGTTGGTGCTGGACGAGGACGACGTTTTTCTCTGCCCTGACTGTGAGGCCGAGGGGAGCGCCGAGTACGCGAGGGTCAGCGCCACGTGGGGTGAGTGCTCCACTTGCCAGGGATGGAGGATCATCCACGGGCTGACTTCCGGTGGGCGCGGTCTGCCTGTCACGATCCGCGAGCTGCACGAGCGCGGCGTGGATCTGCACGCGCTGTACAGGGCGCAGTGGAGGGTGTCATGAGCCGCGAGATGTGGAACCGCCACTACGCCCGCCGCCTGGCCGAGGCCCGGAAGAACTGGCCGACCAAGAGCGTTCACACCCGGGAGACCTGGGCCGAACTCATGGCCGATCAGGACTGCACCGATGACCTGGCCCTCCTGGCCGCCTTCGGGGCCGGTGTCGCCAAGGACCGGGAGCTCACATGAAGCGCAAGATCGTCGTCTTCGCCGTCGGCCACTACCGGCCCGGGGTGGGCTGGACGATCCGAACCGCCTGAAACGAAAGGCCCGGCCGTGGAGCCACCACGAACCGGGCCAGATCGAAGACCAACACGGAGAAAGTACATGTCGGACGAAGAGAGATCAACCGCGGCGCCGCCTCCCGGGATCTACCCGGGGGTGCCCGTTGAGGACTACCTCGCCTGGCCCTACGCCAGCAACAGCAGCATGGGCCGCCTCGTTCCGCCCTCGACGCCGGCGCACCTGAGGGCCTACCTCGACGAGCCGCCCCGGGACAAGCAGTCCTGGAAGGAGGGACGCGCCCTGCACGCCTGCATCCTCGAGCCCAAGCGGTACGCTGCCGAGTACAGGGTCGCGGGCCAGTGCATCGCCACGACCAAGAAGGGCGAGCGCTGCTCCAAGAGTGGGACGGTCGCCGTCCACGGTGGCGGCGAGGTCTGCTCGACGCACGCCGGCGACTACGTGCCGGACGACGAGGTGCTCCTGGTCTCCCCGAAGGACGCCACGATGGCCCGCCGGGTCCGGGAGTCCTTCGCCGCGCATCCACTGGCCGGCGCGTTCCTCACCGTGCCGGACATGATGACGGAGCTGTCCATCGTCTGGGACTGCCCGTTCACCGGCGTGCGGTGCAAGGCCCGGCTCGACTATTACAGCCGGAGCCTCATGGGCGGGACGATCCTCGACCTCAAGGGCACCCGCGACGCGAGCCCCCGGGCGTTTGCCAAGGACGCATTCTACTTCGGGTATCCCCGCCAGTCGGTCTTCTACCGGCTTGGCGCCTTGGCCGTGGGCCTCCCCGCACACGTCTTCGCCGTCGGCGCCATCGAGAAGGAGGCGCCGTTCGCCTTGACCATCTACGCGGTCGGTGACGAGGCGTGCGGCCCGCTACCTGCTCCGGGCGAGGACCCCATGCACGTGACGGCGCAGATCATCGCACTGCTCAAGCTATGGGACCACTGCCACACCACCGGCGAGTGGCCCGCCTACCCGACCCACGTCCACACGCTCCAGCTCGAGGAGTGGGCTTGGAGCGCCCTCGATCACCAGACGCACGCCCTCACGGAGGCTATCGCAGCATGAGCACCCAGACCGACACCAGCAAGGCCGTTGCCGTCATCGAACCCACGGAGGGAGGGGCTATCAGCGCCTTCGCGTCCGAGGGCAACTTCATCGCCGCCCAGCGCATGGCGAAGGGGCTCATGGCCTCGTCGCTGGCGCCGCAGGCATACCGGGAGAACCTGAGCAACGTCCTGATCGCCATGGAACTCGCCAGCCGGATCGGCTGCTCGGTCCTCATGGTGATGCAGAACCTCGCGGTCATCCAGGGACGCCCGTCGTGGTCGTCCTCGTTTCTGATCGCCAGCGTCAACGCCTCGGGGCGCTTCACGCCGCTCCGCTTCCGGTGGGAGGGCGAGCCTGGCACGGACACCTGGGGGTGCCGCGCCGTCGCCAGGGACCGGGCCAACGACGAGGAATGTGTCGGCTCGCTCATCACCCTGGCGATGGCCAAGGCCGAGGGGTGGCACGGCAAGTCCGGGTCCAAGTGGAAGACGATGCCGGAGCAGATGTTCATGTACCGCTCCGCCGCCTTCTGGACCCGGGTCTACTGCCCCGAGATCGCCATGGGGATCCGGCCCGTGGACGAACTGGAGGACATGGGGATCGTCGTGGGGACGCCCTCGCCGTCCGCGGCCGCGGCAGAACTCGAGGCCGCGCTTCGTGGTGTCGGCGTCGAAGTCCAGACGGCGCACGGGACCCCCATCGAGGGCGAGGAAGTCATCGAGGAGCAGGGTTCCCTCGGCGTGGAGGGCTGAGACTATGACCACCCGAACCCGCCGCGCCCTCGTGAGGGTGCAGCACGCCGCCCGCCGACTGGCGCGGGCCGTGCAGGCGCTTGAGCCGCAGGACAAGAAGGCCCTGCCGTGGAACGTGATCGGCTGGGCATGGAGCGCGCGCGCCGGTGCGCTGGTGGTGGATCGCGGACTGACGAAGATCCTCGGCCCCGACGCCCCTACCGAGCGCGAGAAGTTCGCCGCCAGCCGTGACCCCGAGGACGTGCTCATGGAAGCGCGCGACGTGGCATCCAACGAAACCCAAGAGGACCTGACATGACTGCCAAGACCAACGGCGCGACGATCATCCGCCTCGAAGTGTCCGACTTCCAGGGCCTGCGGGCCGCGAAGCTGGAGCACCTCCCCGAGCGCGGCCTCGTGCGCATCACGGGCCCCAACGGCGCGGGCAAGACCACCATCCTCAAGGCCATCCAGGGCGCCCTCGGTGGCGCCGGCCTGGTCCACGAGCGGGCGATCCGCGACGGGGCAGAGGACGGGGCCACCATCGACCTGGAGTTGTCTAACGGGCTCCAGATTCGGCGTCGGCACACGACGGCCAACCCGAAGGGGCACCTCACCGTCTCCACGCCGGAAGGGGCCGCCTACTCCGCGAGCCAGTCCCGGTTGGACGACCTCCTGGGGCCCCTCTCGTTCGACCCGCAAGCCTTCTTCGGTCTAGGCGCCAAGCGCCAGCGGGAGATCCTCCTCTCCATCGGGAAGGACCCCGACCTGGTCGCCAAGTTGGACAAGCTGGCCGCCGACCGCGCCAGGCTCTACGCCACCCGCACCCCGTGGATCTCGAAGCAGCAGGATGCGCGGAAGGGCGTGAAGGCGAAGCCCGTCGGCGACCGGCCCGAGCCCGTGGACACCTCCGCCGAGAGCGCGAAGCTCCGGGAGCTCCAGGCAGCGGACCGCGCCGTGCGGGACGCTCGGCGGATCGTGGTGGGCGAGCAGGCGAAAGGCGAGCGGGCCACCCGGGACAGCACCGCCCAGGAAGCCCGGGTCATCGCCCTGCGCGCCGAACTGAACGGCGCGGAGGCGGACCTGGGGGACATGCACAAGGATCTGCGCCGGCGCGAGGTGGCGCTGAAGGCCGCCCAGGCCGCCGTGGACGCCATGCCTGACCCGGCCGACGCCATCCAGGCGTGCATGGACCGGATCTCCCAGGCCGAGGGCGTCCAGCGCGCCCTGAAGCCCTGGGAGGCATGGGAGGCCGCGCAGGTCACGCTCAAGGACGCGACCGAGCGTGTGGCCGCGCTCACCGACGAGATGGGCGCCATGGAGGCCGAGGAACACGGCCTGATCGCGGCGGCCGGAATCCCGGTGCGTGGCGTCACCTTCGACGCCGACGGCTCGCCGCTGCTCAACGGGCGGCCGATGGAACTGGCGTCCGGTGGGGAGCGGATCGAACTCGCCGTGGACGTGGCGCTCGCCGTGGACCCGGAGCTTCGGATCTGCCTGGTGGACGAGGCCAATGACCTCGACCTGGAGGCGCTCGACCGGCTGCACCAGCGGGCAGAGGAGCACGGCTTCCAGGTGTGGGTCTGCCGGATCGGCCTGGAGGGGCCCGGCGAGGTGTCGGTCCTGGCCGGCGAAGCACACTCCCGCGAGGCCGAGCCGGAGTTGTTCTGATGTCCCGGCAACCCGATGTCCGCCCACGTCAAAGGCACCGGAGCCTTCGCCTACCGGACTCACCCGCCCGACCTGTTCACGCCGCGCGACCCGGAGCCCGATGTACGCGCCGGGGCCGACGTGCTCGACCGCATGGCCGAGGAGCGCCGCGAGTGGCTCGACAGGATGCGGCACGTCCTGGTCCAAGTCTACGGAGCGCGCGTGATGACCTGGGGCGAGGGCCACCCGATGACCTACGTCTGCGCCGATGATGCGGACAGGCTGGCCAAGTGGCGCCCCGAACTGGCCCTTCCCGCCGGCGCGTCCCCGAACCTCATGGGCTCGGTGTTCCGCACGCCCGAGTGGGAGGCCATCGACCGGACGCACGTGAGCTCACAACCGGGCTCGCACGGAAACCTACTGACCCGATGGAGATACGTCGGCAAGGAGACTCCATGAGCATGATAGCAGACGCCAAGGTCGAGTTCGCCGCCACCATCGACGGCGAGCTGGATGACTTGCGCGAGGCCACCGTGGAACTGGTCCGCCGCGTCCGTGAGGCAGCGCAGGACGCCCGCGGGCTCAACGACCTGGCCGCGAGTTTCAACGGCATCGCCTGCACGCTGGAGCACGCCGGGGTGCAGATCGAAGACACCCGCGCCGAGGCCCGGAAGTGGCTCGGCCAGGAGCGCGAGCCCATCCACGAATACGTCAGTCCCACCATCGTCGCGCAGGTGCGCGGGGAGTTGGTCGCATGAAGCGTTCCGGCGATGAACTAATGGTATCAGCCATCCAGCTCCTATTCGTGACGGTCCTCGTCCTCGCCTTCCTCGCCACCATGGAGATCATCCCATGAGCCCCGGCTGGGTGGGCCTGATCGTGGGCCTGTTCCTGGGTGCGAACGGCGGGGTCATCGCCATGGGCATCCTGGCCGCCAACGCCCGGGCCGCCGCGTGTGAGAACGCCTATCTGCGCGGTCTGGAGAAGGGCCGCGCGCTCGCCCACGCCAACGTCATGCACGACATCATCGCCAGCGACACGGCGTCCACGGGTGCGGATCGGAGGACGGCATGAGTCACACGCCGCCCCTGTTCACGCGCGACATGGCAGAGCGTGAAGCGAGCAACGTAAGGGCTATGGGCGAGCGCGCCTACCGTCCGTCGAACGGCACCGAGGGCGACATGTTCATGGAGCGTTGGTGCTTTCGCTGCACGAAGGACGACGCGGAGCACGAACGCTACTGTCCGATCATCGCACGCTCCATGGCCCACGAGGTGGGAGAGGACGGCTATCCTGGCCAATGGATCATCGGAGACGATGGACAGCCGCGTTGCACGGCATTCGAGCGCGATTGGGGCCACCCATGAACGCCACCGAACAGGACAAGGTTGCCCACGCGCTCGGTGACGCGCTCAAGGGTGCCAATATGGTGGCGGCCCGGACGGTCTATTCCGGTGGCAAGCTGGATCGCAGCTACGAGCCTGGCCCGCACGAACTGCTGGCCATCCTCGTGGGCGCGGGCGTCCAGTTCTACCCCTGCCGGGGCATCGTCTCCGATGCGTGCCAGCTCGCCCTCGTGCCGGATGATGTGGCATGACGCGGGCCGAGTGGGACGCGCTGACTGCGCGCGAGAAGGACGCGCTCGTGGGCCGCGCGCTCAGGTTTTCCCCGCGGATCGTACACATAGCCACTTGTGACGGGGGCGTGTCTGCCGCTGCCACCACAAGCCGAGACGGCCCATGGTTCTACGAGGGGGATTTGCAGGGATGGTTGGCCGGGCAGCACGCCAGGGGACGGATGCTTGGCTACGCGATGGGGACGTGGGAGCGTTGGCCGCACTTCACGACTTCCTGGGACGCCATGCGTGAGGTGGTGGAGCGGCTTCACGCGACCGTGTCCCCGAACGGCGACCACCACGTCGTTGAGATGGAGCTGAACGGCGTGGATGCCTGGGTGTGCGTGGACCGCATGGAGGACTGGCAGGCGCGCGTTACAGCCCCCACCGCCCCCGAGGCCGTCTGCATCGCCGCCCTGACCGCCCTCGGGCACATGGACGCAGCATGACCCCCGTCACCTGGCAACCCGAGGTGTGCCCGACGTGCGGCAACATCCTCCCCGGCCTGGGCACCTTCTGCCACATGTGCCACGCCTACACGGAAGACATGGGCGCGACCACGGACGTGAGCCCGGCGGCACGGGAGCGGATCCCCGACGACCGCACGGAGGCGCAGGTCCAGCTCGCCATCCGGCGCGCGGCGGAACTCCTGGGATATGAGGCGTTCGACCTGAGCCAAGGACGGCCCACCCGCCAGCCCGCAGGTATCCCGGATCTCTACGTGAGAGGCCACGGGCGCCGCGTGTGGATTGAGGTGAAGCGCCCCCACGGTGGCAAGCTGTCAGAGGCGCAGCACCAATTCATCACGGGCGAGCTGGGCAACGGTGGCGACGCCTTCGTGGCCCGCTCCGAGGACGACTTTCTGTTGTGGCACACCCGGGAGGGAGCATGAACCTCGACACTCGCACGTCCGCCATCGAACGCGCTGCCCAAGCATGGGCCACCTACTACCTATGGGCGCAGGACCAGCCGTGCGTCCAGGGCACGAAGAACCGCACCTATACCGGCCCCGTCGCCGACAGCATCCTCGCCCGCGTGGGCATCAGCTTCACCGCGGATCCCTACGCCTACCGCGCGGCCACCGACGAAGTGATCCGCCGTGGCTACGAATTGGCCGGCGGGAAGCACGACCGCCGGGGCTCGGTCGTCGGTCGCGACATGGAAGGACTCCGCAAGCGGGCCGATGCCCTTCGCAGGCTCGGCGGGACGTACATCCAAATCGCTGCGGATCTGGGCGTGTCCACCACGTCCGTGTACCGGATGCTCAAGAGGTCGGCGGCATGACGCGCATGTACGCCGACACCCTCACGGCAGAGGTTAACCGGAAGGGAGTGCTGGACATCGACACCGTCAAGGGCTGTTCGGCGGGGATGGCCGCGCACCCGAACGGTGGCTGTTATGGCGCCTGCTACGCCTGTAGTATCGCCCGGTTCAGGGGCATCGACTTCTCGCAGGCCGTGGTAAGGCGGGTTCGTGGAAGCTTGGAGTGGGACCATCTTGAGCGTGCGGTTAGGTCTGCGCCGTTCGGGTTCTTCCGCGTCGGCACGATGGGCGACCCGTGCCACGCCTGGGCGCATACCGTGAGCATCGTTGAGGCACTGGCACCCTTCGCGGTTCCTGTGATCGTCACGAAGCATTGGCGCACCCTGGACGATGGGGACGTGTGCAGGCTGGTGGAGTGCGGGGCGGTCCTGAATACGTCCATCTCCGCACTAGACACGGTGGCCGAGTTGGCGCACCGGAGGCGGCAGATTGCTCGGTATGCGGCGTTCGGTGGCGTGAGCGTCGCGCGCATCGTGTCGTGCGAGTTCAATACCGCCGTCCCCGAGGGTGCCCGGCTTGCGGCTGTACAGTCCAGGCTATTTGCGGACGGGGAGGATGTCATAGACAACCCCCTGCGCGTGCCCAGCACGCATGAGCTTGTGCGTAGCGGCTTGGTCGTGGTCCGCCGGGTGCGCGACCTGGCCACGGTGCGCTCCATGTCGCTGGCCCGGCCCGCCACATACGTGGGCCACTGTAACGCTTGTCCAGACAGGTGCGGTCTCTTGTGGTGCGGCCGAGAACACCCGAAACCCAAAGCACCCCAGACATCACTATTCGAGGAGCCCTGCTAGCAATGCCACGAGTCACCGACGCGCCATCGTTGTTCGCTCAGTCCACGCCGGAGCCGGAGTGGGCCGTTGTCCCAAGGATCATCGGGTCGGGTTATGAAAAAGACATCGCCCGGCTGGCCATTGAGGATGGGATCGCGCAGCGCGCGGCGCGCAAGAACATGCAGGTCCACTCCGCCGTAGTGCTCAAGCTCGACGGCGAGTTCGCGGGGTTCATGACCTTTCAGGACAACCACGAGGTGCGCGAGTTCTGCCTACTCCAGTCGGTTATCAAGCCCGCGCTCTACACCCCGGCCCTATACCGTGAACTGGTGAAGAGGGTGATAGCGGAGAACCACGCCAGCTATCCCGCCATCATCACGACCGACCCCAAGAGCAAGTTCGAGACGCCCGCATTGTTTGAGGCCCTGGGCTTTCAGGCCTACCTCAAGATGTCCGGGTTCCACTACATGGTGCGCGGCGACCTGGCCGACGTGCGGATGAAGCTCCTGGCCCACGTCACCATGACGAACGTGTGGGTCACGACGAAGGGCGACTGGCTCCGGCTCAAGCGTGAGTGGAACGAGCGCATCAACGCGGCCGGCGAACGGGCCGGTGTGCAAGATCCGATCTACGCGACTCGTGGCGGGTGCTGGCAGGGTGAGAACGGGTACTCGAACGTCGTGAACACGAAGCGCCACGTTGACGAGGATGGCGAGGTCGTGGCCACGACGAAGGCGCACAACGGCAACGCCTCGGTTCTGGATCCGGTCGCCTGTGAGGTCGTGGCGCGGTTCTTCATGCCCGCGTCCGGGGGCGCGATCTACAACCCGTTCGGCGGTGGCGTGCAGATGGGCTACGTGGCGGGCGCGTCCGGGTACGGGTACCTCGCCAGCGAAATCAGGCAGAATCAGGTTGACGCCAACAACCTCATCTGCGCCGAGTTCGCGCCCGGCGTCCAATGGGTTCAGGCCGACAGCTCCACGTATGATCCCGGCCGCGACTTCGACATGGTGTTCACCTGCCCGCCCTACTACAGGGTGGAGAAGTACCTCGACTACGACGGCTCTCCACCTTCCGGTGAGATCAACAGCATGGCCACCTACGAGGACTTCAGGGCGGCCCTGTTCTCGGGGTACCGGGTGGCGATTTCGCGCCTGAAGCCCAACAGGTTTTTCGCCATCATGGTCGGGGACAGTCGGGACAAGGACGGCGCGTACTACTGCGCGGAGGCAGAGACCGAGCTGTTCCTGCGCGACCAGGGCCTCAAGGTCTACAACCGGATCGTGTACCTCGAATCCGAGTTCACCCGCCTGGCCCACGCCAAGACCACGCTGAACACCCGCAAGTTCCCCAAGCGCGAACAGAAGATCATCGTCGCATACAAGGGGGACACCAAGGCAATCGGGCGTGACTTCGGGCACCTCGGAAGGCTGTAGCGCATGACCCACGCCGAACTGGTCCGAGAGCGGAAGATGTCCGAGAAGCGCCGGAAGAAGCGCGAAGCCGCCGAGGGGAAGCACACGCACCCGCCCGTCGGAAACACGGGCGCCACCGGACGGAGGATCCCACGGTGGGACGACTTCGTGCCGCCGGACGACCTGAACACGTCGAAGAGGAGGGTGAGGTGAGCACGTCGAGCGAACGGAATCAGGGGCATTACGCCCACCTCCTGCCCACAGACATAGACCGCACGATGAACCGGCTGTTTTCGCCGGCTCTGTACCGCGAATTGCCCACGGAATCCAAAGAAAGGGAATAAAATGGCTCAACCCCGCAGCGCGCAAGGAACACAAGTGTTTCCGAAGCGCGTATCACAGAACGCGCAAGAAACCGCAGAAAACAAGGACGATGTGCCCACACCCGTGGGTGCGCATGATGGCGCTGACGGACGCTCAAGGGCTAAAACCGAGGGGGGAGTGTCCTGCGAATTGGCCATCTCCCGTTACAGCCGAGAGGACTTCGCCCACCAGGTCCGCCGGCTGTCGCTTTTCGCCGACGAGGCCGACGAAGCCGGGTCGGAGATCGTGGACGTGAACGTCCAAGTCCTGCGCGCCACGGCCGCGATGTTGAGCGAGGCCGCCGCCCGCACGCCGACTCACGCCGAGCTGGTGGCGATGATCAAGGACCAAGGGAGGGACAGATGAACGTCGTGGAGCAGGCCGTGGAGGCGCTGGAGATTGATCCGAAGCGCAGGCTGGCGTGGGTCGTGGTGTGGGTGTGGGATGACGGCGTGGTGTGGCCGCTGCACTACAGCCTGAGAACGATGCGCCGAGACAGCATCGCCGCGTTTGAGGGCCGCAACCACCAGGATTACCGAAAGCTACGGAGGCAAGGCAAGGCCAAGGCGATCAGGGTGTCGCTGGAGCCCCGTCCATGACCACCACCGCAGAGTACCGGGAGATGGCCGACGTTTGTGACTCCAAGGCTCAGGACTTCGAGCTGTCACACTCTCCGTGGTGGGCGGAACGTGAGCGCGCTACCGCCGCCGCCCTCCGCAGCGCCGCCGAGGTTGCGGAGAGGGCGCAGGAGATGAGGGAGGCGCTGGCCGAGGCGGTGGGGGCGCTGAAGGAGTGCGCATACGCCAATTCTATGACGGAGGCTGACCACGGGAGGCTGTGCCGCAGGGCTGCCCGTGCCACCCTGGACCGCATAGGGGAGGGCAAGCCATGAGCGCCATCATGAAGGGACGAATCGTCGACATCACTGAAGGCGAGACGGTTCATGTGCGCCTCAATGACCACGAGCCCATCGAGTTTCCCTGCGATGATCTCCTCCTGATCCCCGACGACGGGAGCCAGGTGGTGGTGAGCAGGGAGGACCTGACGAAGATGGATACACTTGCGGCCATGATCGCCAATCACTCGACGGACGACATCGCCTCATCTGCCGCTAGGGATATCGGGTACATCATCGCTGCCATCCTGGGCACCGAAGGAGGTGGAGACAGGTGAGCGATATGAAGACCAAAGCAGCCATCAAGGCCCTTCAGGAAGCCGACAGGTGGGCCGTGGTGGTAGAGACCAAGCACGAGAAGTCCAGCGAGTTCTCCCTGCTGTGGAGTGACGACGCCGAGCACTCTGTACCGAGGCTGCGGAAGGCTGTTCGCATGGCGCTTCCAGCTCGGGCGCACCAACGGAGGGGCACCCCATGACTGAGCGGGCCAAGATCGCGGAGGCGCTGCTCTGCCAAGCAAACGCCGTGGACTTCACCATCGGCGGCCCAACCGAGGATACCGAGATCCTGCGTCGTGCTGCCGCCCTCCTCACCTCGCAGCCCGAGGACGTGGGGGAGGCGGCCGATCTTGTACGTGCCCTGCATCTCGTCAGGGCGATTGGTGTGAACGCGGAAGGAAACGCCTTCATTCGTGACCGCGCCACTGAGGCAGAGAGAGAGATTCGTGCTGCCCTCACCCGCGAGCCCGTGGCCCCGGAGCCGACGCAGGAGCCGGTGGGCTTTCTCGTGACACGCCCGCAGTGGATTAGTGGCCCGGTGTATCAGTACTTCACCGAGTCGCGCGAAGCGGCAGAAGCGGAGGTGTTTGCTTGGAAGGGATTGAACGAGGCCGCATCCTTCGCCCCCCTCTACGCCTCCCCCGTGCTGGCCCAGGAGCGGGAGACGGAGGTCGAAGACAAGAAGCGGGACGATGAGATCTCATTTGCGTTCGCCGCTGGCTATGGCTCGGGTTACGGGGACGGCGAAAACAGACGGCGGATGGACCCGTGCGCAGCATGGGACCGACTGCTCCGCGCACCCCAGGGGGCCAGCGAGCCCACGGAGGAAGAGCGGTGAGGATCCGAAATTGGGAGACGTTCCAGCACTACAAGCACCGCTCCCCACCATGGATCCGGCTATACCGGACGCTGCTCGACAACCCGGAGTGGTTCGAGCTTCCACCGGCCGCCGCGAAGCTGCTCGTGGAGCTCTGGCTGATGGCCAGCGAGAAGGATGGCGAGCTTCCCGATAGCGGGACGCTAGCATGGCGCCTGCGCCGCACCCGCGACGATGTGGAAATGTGCCTCAAGTCGTTGGTAGACAGGGATTTCGTCATCCCTGACGTGGCCACGCTAGCGCCATGCTTGCAAGATGCTAGCAAGATGCTACTCCAGAGTAGAGTAGAGGAGAGTAGAGACAGAGAAGAGAAGAAGCCTGCAGGCGCGCACGCGGAGTTGCACTCGTGGATGGGGGAGCACGCCGGGTGCCTGGCCCACCTCGAGGGTATCACACAGTCGGCTATCTGGGGACTCTGGGGACCATCCGGGGTCCAGGCCCAGGACTGGAAGGGCATCGAGCCACCACGCCAGCAAGCCATCCTCTCGACCGTGGTCCTGACCTACGCCGCCGAGGGCAAGCGCGGGTTCCATCGGCCGTTCTTCGCCAAGATCCTGACGCGCGCCGTTGAGGATGCCATCACATCCGACCGCCAAGCCGAACAGCGGGACACGGAACAATCCACGGCCAGCGAACACCGCACGGCAGCGAAGCGCCTCGAGGAAGCCGAGATCGCACGGCTCAATGCCGAAGCCGTGAAGGTCGCGGCGCCAATCCCCGTAGGATCACGCACCCATACCCGAGGCACCGGCCTCGAAAAGGTGGTCGCATGATGTCCGCCCCGTGGGGGAATTAGGCATGGCCAAAGCTCCGGCCAAACCAGCGGGACGGAAGAAGCCCAAGCACAAGCCGACGCTGGTCCCCCAGGCGCACGGAGGTGCGCTGCTCTCTGGGGGCACTGGAGCCTATGGCCTGAGCACCGGACGCCCACCCGACGCCATCCGCCGGGCCCTGCGGGCGTCATTCGAGAAGCGGCTCCCCATCCTCGAAGAGATCGCGGACGGGAAGGATCCCGAGGCCAAGCCGTCCGACCGCATCAAGGCCGTGGACACCCTGGCGAAGTACGGCCTCGGCACGATCCAGGAGATGAGCGTGGACTCGGTGCGGGGTCGCCTGGCCCGGACCATCGAGCTGATCCGCTCCGAGCTTGAGCCCGAGCAGGCCGTTGCGCTCCTGGCGAAGATGGCGGTCCTGTGGGAGTAACCCCTCCGCTTCATCCCAACTGCCGGTGTGTACTGGTTGGGGTGGACGGCGCGCTCATAGCTGGCGACCAGCGCCTGCGTGATATCTACGAGACGCGGCTCCTTCTGGCGCGGATCTACGGTTGCAGGCCCGACCTTGTTGACGACGTGGTGGCCTACGCCATGAAGCAGATCCCCCCATGGGAGTGAGCGTCTGGCCCGAGCCACGCAGCGGGTTCGGCGCGCTGTTCGAGCCGCCGGCCGAGGCGAACACGCACGGCATCCCCGACCCCGACATGCCCGAGTACGCCTCCGAACTCTGGCGCCCGCATCGCTACAAGGTGCTATGGGGTGGCCGCGGCGCCGCCCGCTCGTGGTCGGTCGCTCGGGCACTCGTGACGCTTGGGGCCAGGGCGCCGATCCGCGTGCTCTGCGCCAGGGAGCTTCAGCGGTCGATCAAGGACAGCGTGCACCGGCTGCTCCAGGACCAGATCGAGCTGCTCGGCCTGCCCGGCTACGACGTGACCCAGGCAGAGATCCGCCACGCGAACGGCACGCTGTTCCTGTTCTACGGCCTGCGCTACAACGCCACGCAGATCAAGAGCCTGGAGGCCGTGGATCTGTGCTGGGTCGAGGAGGCCGAGCGTGTGTCCGAGGAGTCGTGGAACGTGCTCATCCCCACGATCCGAAAGAGCGGCTCCGAGATCTGGGTCACGTTCAACCCGGACGTTGAGAGCGACCCGACCTATCGGCGCTTCGTGCTGCGCCCACCGCCCGAGGCCTGGGTGCGCAAGGTGAGCGCCGAGGACAACCCGTGGCTCCCCGAGGAGCTGCGGAAAGAGCGCGACTGGCTGTACCAGGTGGACCCGGACGCCGCTGCCCACGTCTGGGGCGGCGAGTGCAGGAGCGCGACCGATGCCCAAGTGCTCAAGGGCAAGTGGGTCGTGGAGCACTTCGAGCCGGACGCGACGTGGCCGCACCCGTACCATGGGCTGGACTTCGGCTTCGCCCAGGACCCGACCGCGGGCGTCCAGGTCTACGTCCGCGAGCGCACGCTCTACGTCCGGCGCGAGCTCTACCGGATCAGCCTGGAGATCGACGACACGGCGCGCGCGCTGGAGGTCGCCATCCCTGGGATCGCCGGCTACGTGGTGCGCGCCGACTCGGCCCGGCCCGACTCGATCTCCTACCTGCGCCGTCACGGGATGCCGCGCATCGAGGGCGTGAAGAAGGGGCCGGGCAGCGTGGAGGACGGGATTGCCCACCTGCGGAGTTACGAGCGCATCGTCGTCCACCCGGACTGCCGCCACTTCGCGGACGAGTGCCGGCTCTACTCGTACAAGCTCGACGCCAGGACGGACGACGTACTGCCCGAGATCGTGGACAAGCACAATCACCTGATCGACGCGACCCGGTACGCGCTCCAGCCACTCATCCGGGCGCGCGGTATGCCGTGGTCGCTATGACGCGCGAAGTCCGCTGCCTGGGCCCGCACCCGCATTACGAGGGGTGGCAATGCCGGAAGAAGCTCGCCGTGGTCACGGGCGTGGATATCCAGGTCGCACGCGGCGACAGCCGACCACCCGCGCTGGGTGACTTCGAGATCACTTGCCCGCGGTGTGGCGTCAGGTGGGTGATCTGGGATGCGGCCAAGGAGGCGGCTTGACACGGTAGGGGCTACTCCCCATTTTGGGGGAGCCTAACATATCCCGGGCGAGGGTGCTCGGGCGCAGGGACGATGAGCCCATTGAGGCCGGTCCTCCGCAGAACGCGGGGGGCCGGCCTTTGCCGTTTCACCCAGGAGGCGCGTGGGTCTACAGGATCGGCTGGTGCGCTGGCTCACGAAGGCGGCGGGCCCTCCGGCGGAAGTGAAGACCGCCTGGGCATCGCCGCCTGTGTCGTTCATCCCACGCGACAACGACGGCCACACCATCGACGTGGAGATGGGCAACCGCGCGGCCTACACGGCCTCCGTGCTTATCAACGCGGCGATGCGCTACCGGGCGACCAAGCTGTCCGAGGCCCCCCTCGTCGTCATGGACGAGACGGACGACGGCATGGAATGGCTCCCTGACCACGAGCTGGCCGAGCTGCTGCAGTACCCGAACGCCGACGAGGAGATGGCCGATCTGGTTGAGGCCACGTCCCTCGCCATGGACTCGACCGGGATGGCGATCTGGCTGATCGACCGGGACCGGGGCACGCGCCCGGCCCGCCTGTCGCTCTACGGCGCGGACGAGTTCACGGTATCGAAGGCGGAGGGGCGCATCTACGGGCGCTTCGACGTCACGGTCGAGGGCGGGCACAAGATCGTGGGCCCCGACGACGTGGTGTTCTTCCGCAACCCGAACCCGACCGACCGCTGGCATGGGCTCGCGCCCGTGGACGTGCTGGCCCGCCACATCGGCATCGAGGCGAAGCTCCTGCGCTCGATCCTCCACGGGCTGGACAACGCGGTCGTGCCCGGCCTGACGATCACGTACCCGGAGACGTTCTCGCTCACCGACGAACAGCGGGTGGAGTTCAAGAGCACGCTTCAGGCGAACTACGCCGAGGCCCGCAACCACGGCAAGCCGCTCGTGCTCGGTGGCGGTGGGACGGCCACCCAGAACACGCTCGGGTTCGCCGGCCTGGAGGGCGGGGCACTCTACCGCGACATCGAGGCTGCGGTGTGCGTGACGTTCGGCGTGCGGCCCGAGATCCTGGCCATGAGCATCGGCCTGGAGAACGCGCCGTGGAGCAACATGCGGATTGCCCAGCGCCTGTCCTACGACGAGACGATCATCCCGCTCTGGGGCAAGTATCAGCGGACCCTCACCCGCCAACTGCTCCGCCAGGTGGACGAGGACCCTGCCCACCTCGTGCGCTTCAGCACCGAGGACGTGCGTGCGCTCCAGGCCGACGCCGAGCAGGACGCCCGGATCAGCTCGCTGCTCAAGGACATCGCCACGCGCAACCAGCGCCGGCAGATCGCGGGCCTGGAGCCCATGACCGACGATCCCGAGTTCTGGGACGATGTCCAGGCGCCCGAGCCTCCGAAGGTGCCAGGCGTGCCCGGCGAGGAAGTGCCCCAGCCGCCAATGCCGCCCGCCAAGGGTCAGCTCAAGGCGATGCGCGAGCGCCGCAAGTTCACGGCCCGCTGGCTCCGCTACCGGCTTTGGGAGTCGGAGATGAGTTCCCAGCGCGTCGTCTGGACGATGGCCGCGGCGAAGCGGCTCGAAGAGGACCGGGCCTACGTGCTCGACATGGCCGACGTGATGCTCCGCCCCGCCAAAAGCGCCAAGGAAATCGTCCGTCCGCCCGCCGATCCCGAGACGATCCGCCGCATGCAGCGCACGCTCATGGCCTCGAAGCAGATCGAGGAGAAGTGGGCGCCCATCGCCAAGCAGCTCACCAAGGCGACCGCGGAGTTGTCGGTGGCGAACACCGCCCAGGTCATGGGCATGAGCTTCGACCTGCTCCAGCCGGGCGTCACGGACTTCGTGGCCGTTCACTCGGCCGAGTTGGTGACCAACGTCACGACCACGACCAAGGAAGCGATCCGCGACGCGCTCCAGCAGGGCCTCGAGGCCGGCGAGGGCATCCCGGAGATCCGGGCTCGCATCATGGCGTCCGGCGCGTTCGGCGAGGCCCGGGCCGAGTTGATCGCCCGCACCGAGACGACCGCGGCGGCCAACGGCGCCGCGAACAAGAGCCTCGCCGACTACTCGGAGCGCACGGGGAGGGCGGTCGAAAAGTCCTGGCTGTCTGCCCGCGACGACAGGGTCCGCGAGGAACACGCCGCGATGGACGATGGGAGTTGGATCCCGCTTGACGACACGTTCGCGAATGGGGAGGACGAGCCATCGGCCCCAGGGTGCCGGTGCACTTTGCTCTACAGGTTTTCAGACGAGGAGGGCACATGACTACCGCCGCGACACCGACCAAGGCCCGCGCGCCGTTCGAGGTCAAGGGCCTCGATGTCGAGGCGCGCACGTTCGAGGGGCTGGCCTCCACCTGGGACCGCGACATGGGCGACGACGTCATCCACCGCGGCGCGTTCAAGGACTGGCTCGGCGAGTGGGAGAAGGGCGGCAAGGTGCTCCCGCTCGTGGATCAGCACAACTACGGCAGCGTGCGCTCCGTGATCGGCAAGCTCATGGAAGCACGCGAGACGAAGGACGGGCTCCTCACCAAGTGGCAGGTCATCGAGGGTGCTGACGGCGACGAGATCCTGACCCGCCTCAAGGGCGGCTACATCGACGCTCTCAGCATCGGCTACGAGCCCGTCGAGTTCGACTTCACGAAGGACGATACGGCCCGGTTCGGCGAGATCCGGCACATCCGCAAGCTGTCGCTGATGGAGACCTCGCTCGTCCTCTGGCCCATGAACCCCAACGCGCGGATCGACCTGGATTCGGTCAAGTCCGCGTGCGGCACGATGGAAGCGGACGAACTCCGCAAGCTCACTGGTTACATCGGCGGTCTGCTCCGCACGGCACCCGCGAAAGCGGCTGATCCGCCCCCGGAGCCGCCCGCCACCCCGCCCGAAGCGCCACCCGATGACGTGGCCGCGCAGAAGGCAGAAGAGGATGCGTATCCCTGGGCCGAAGCACTCGCCCACCGCATCCGCGCGGTCACACTCAGATCGAGCGTCACGCTCGGGAGGAACACATGAGCACCAAGGACATCCGCCAGATGGAGGCGGACTTTCGCGCCCTCGCCAAGGAGCTGAAGGTCGGAGAGGCCGAGATGGCCGCCGGCCCCATCACCGAGGCGCGTGGCAAGGAACTGGAGGAGAAGGCCAAGGAGATGGAGACGCTCCAGACCCACCTCGACCAGTATCACCGGATCGCCGGCATGACCCGCAGGGCCAGCGAGGTCGAAAACGTCACCCTGCCCGCCGACAAGAAGGACGGGCGGCCGAAGAGCATCACGACCACGCCCGGCCACCTGTTCGTGGCGAGCGACGCCTTCCGCGCGTACCGCGCGACCGGCAAGTCGGGCTGGAGCGCGAACGTGGACATCCAGTCCCTGCGCGGTGGCCACGTCCGGCTGAACGGCAAGGCCGCCGAGGACTTCGAGGTCAAGGCGTTCGACCCCGCGACCCTGCCCGACCTGGGCACCGACGCGATCGTCGAGAGCCAGCGCGACCGCGACATCGTCCGGTTCGAGGAGCCGGAGATCCTCACCATCCGCGACGTGATGAACGTCGTGCCGTGCAACTCCGACTCGGTGCGCTTCGTCAAGCACACCGTGACGGATCGGGCGGCCGCCTCCCAGGCGAGCCGTGGGGCCGCGAAGCCCTACCTGCACGTCGAGTTCACGCCCGCCACGGTCTCCGTCGAGACCATCGCGGTCCTGTCCAAGGTCACGGAGCAGGACATCGACGATGCGCCGCGTCTCGTGGGCTACATCAACAACGAGATGCAGCTCGACGTCCGGTTCGAGGAGGAGCGCCAGCTCCTGCACGGGCTGGGCACGGGCGGCGAGATCGACGGCCTGTACTCCCAGGGCATCGCGGAGTTCACGGGTGCCGAGGTCGGCGACACGCTGATCGACATCATCCGCCGGATGCGCGCCGGGCTCCGCAAGAGCCGCGTCATCCCGAACGCCGTGCTCGTGGACCCGCTCGACTGGGCGGAGATCGAGCTGACCAAGGGCGGCACGGGGACCGGCGGGCTGTACGTGTGGGGGCTCATCACGGACGTGCGCGGGCCGAGGATCTGGAGCCTGCGCGTGATCGAGTCCGACGCGATGACCGACGCCTACACGGGCGAGCGTCGCGTGCTCATGGGCGACTTCGTCCGTGGGTGCACGCTGTACGACCGGCACGACGTGCGGCTCGCCGTCGGCTACGTGGACGACGACTTCGCCCGCAACCTGCGGACGCTGCGCGCCGAGGAGCGTCTGGCCCTCGCGGTCAAGCGTCCCTGGGCGTTCACCTACGCGGTGGTGGACCTGGGTTCGTAACCCTGACCCGGTGGGGGTGGGGGCGCACTGCCCCCACCCCACCGACCGGAGGATGAGATGAGATACCTGGACGCGATCAAGGCCCGAAAGGGGCCAGCCGAGAACAAGGCCCTGGACGGGCCCGCCCTGAACAAGGCGGAAGCCGAGGCGCCCGATGCCCTGGGAAGCGTGACGTTCGCGTCTCCCCGCGCCCGCGAGGATGCCGTGGGGCGTGGCCTGACCGCCACGTCGTTCGAGGGCGTGGAGCCGTCGAGTGAGCGTGGGTACACCACCGCCGACGTGCGCTCGGTGAGCGCCTGAAGTGCGTGCCGCGGACGTGGTGCGGAGTGCGCGTGGCCTGACGCAGGAGGACCGGCAGGCTCAGGCGGACGCGCGTCGTCAGCGCATCACAGGGGCGCGTTCCCGGC